TGTGTGCCAATAGGAAGCAATGTAAGGTTATGGAAACTTGTAAGGGAAACAAAATAGAAAGGGAAATAAAATGAAAATGTATGCAAGTTTGCCTATTTCTGAGCATGATATAGAAGAAACGAAAGAATACGCAGAAAAGGTTAAGAAGTTTCTTGAAGAAAGATGCGATGAAGTTATTACTCCTTTTGATGTTTGCGATGAAGAAGGTGAGTCCTACCCCTATTATATGGGTAAGGACATTGAAGCACTTTTTGGAAAGTGATGCTGTTTTCTTTACACCAGATTGGCAAGAATCAAAGGGTTGCATGGCAGAGTTTGAGTTGGCAAGAATTTATGGAAAGAAAATTTTAATGTAAAGGAAATGAAATCATCAAGTAAGTATTTGATATGCTATGATTGTGAAACCGGTTCTATTCCTTCAAAAGACAAACCGGCTTTTGATACGATTGCACTTATAGAAATTGCATTTGAGGTCATAGATATGGAGAAATTGGAGATATGTGAAGAAGTATCCATGATTCTTCCGCATGACTATAAAGAAGGATTGATTTATAGTGCAGAAGCGGAAGCGATACATGGTATCACAGAATCTATCCAGAACGAAAAGGCAATTTCATTGAAAGAGGCTTACAAAAAGTGTTTGGATATTTTCAAAAAGTACAAGAATCCGCGTCAATTATGTACACTTTGCGGACACAACATAGTAGGGTTTGATAATGCCTTTTTGGAGAACTTTTTTAAGTTCATGGGAGATGATTTAAGCAAGTATGTAAAATTTTCGTTGGATACGATGCAATTGGCTCACATGGCTTATGGAGAATCGGAAAACTATCAACTGCATACTATTTGTGACAAGGAAGGTATTGATCTTGTAAATGCGCACCGTGCCGGTGACGATACCTATGCGAACGCACTACTCATGATAAATTTCGTAAAGAAACTTCGAGGGGAAGGAACAACTGCCGGACAAGACGGTATGATGGTTAAAAATCCTTTCCGGGAAAAATTTGCTTTGTAAAACATGGCGATAGTATATAATTCAAAAGGTGGGATTCTGACCGATTTGCAAGCAAAGAGGTTGTTTACTACTGTGGACGATATAATAGACAGACTACCTTCTCCTACTATATCCCAACTCTTTTCAGGGGGATATAAAAGGGATATGGATAAAATGCTTGAAACTATTATAGATCAGACAGAGTATGCAATGAATTTCGGACGATCTCTCGATACCGAAAAATTGGGATATGTGGATAACCTGTTTGCTTCGATGGACGAAAACCTAAGAATCCTTTCGTATAACTATTTCAACGCGACTGTCCTTTCCAATTTTAATTTAGGATGGCGAAATCTGGAGTGGGGAAACCTTACACAGCTATTTCCTTGGAGCAGCTACTTATGTAGCCGCGGATCTGGAAAGTGCAATCTTATTGATACTCCGATAGTTATGGCTGATGGATCAATAGAGAAAATCCAAAATATTAAAGTTGGGGATAAGGTGATGGGGCAGGACTTCAAACCTCGAAAAGTCTTAGAGCTTCACAGAGGAAGATGTCCTATGTATGAAGTAAGGCAAATAGGTGGTATGGATTATACCGTAAGCGAAGGACACCTGCTTTGCCTATCCGATAGGAGCATTGTTCCTGTAGAAGTGGCGGAAATGAACCTTAGAAAGGGTTTTTCTTATAAAGGTTATAGGTCTACTAAGAACGGACTAAGAGAGACGGAAATTTATGTGTCTTTGGTTGGTGAAGATGACTATTACGGTTTTACCTGTGATGGTGACCATAAGTTCCTATTAGAAGATGGTACGGTTTGTCATAACAGCTATATGTGGTGTTATTCCTTTCCTTTGTGGCGATTGTATTCTTACACGAGACCTATGCTCTATGGAGGTGATACGGTTGACAACAAGAACCGGAAAGAGACGGCTATGATCACAAACACTATGACACTTGCAAAGGTGCATGTGAACAAGATCATAGAAGAAATCACTACTAACGATATTTTAAAAGAAAAACTTGATCCGAATGGAAAGGCGAAATTAGGTGAAACAGCAATAGAAGGTGAGAACGGTGCTATACTTCATGTCCGTGGTAAGGACGGGTTTATTCGTGGTCTGCACGTTGGTGCAGCAATCATAGACGATATGCCGGACGAAAGTTCTTTGTATAGTGATGAACAAAGGGAAAAGCTGAAGGAAGTCTTTAGGGGTACAATTACACCTATTGTAGAACCATACGGGTATTTGATTGTATCCGGTACACCTTATTCAACTGCTCCGAATGAACTGTACAATGTGATAAAAGGTGATAAACGTTTCTATTCGTTTGAATACCCTATTGTTTTCCCGGACGGTAGACCACTTGCACCGGATAGATACACCTTTGAGGATATAAAAGCAAAAAGGACAGAACTTGGTTCTATTGTGTTTGCTCGTGAGTATTTGGTTATCCCTATTTCAGACAATTCAACGATATTTCCTTATGAGTATCTAAGAAGATCGACTGTAGGGATGGACAAGGTTTCTTTTGCTGATAGTATAGAATTTTTCCCGTTTGAACTTCAAAGAGTAGTGGTAGGATGTGACTTTGCCGTATCTGGTAATATTGGTGCTGACTATACTGTCTATTCTGTTTGGGGTATTGACTATTCGAACAACTTCTATCTGATAAACTATTTCCGTGCAAAGGGGATGTCCCATAATGAGCAGGTGGACAAGATCGTTCTTTTCAACCGTCTGTACAAGCCGGACAAGATAGTATGCGAGGCAAACGGTTTCCAAGGGATCTTGTCTGCACTTGCAAGAGAAAGGGGTCTTTCCAATATCGAGCAGTTTACAACAACAGAAGGGAACAAGAAAGACCTCTATTCCGGTCTTCCGTCTTTGTCTGCCATGTTTGAAAGAGGACAGATTAAAGTTCCATACAAGGAAGGGGACACAAGACAAAAGGTAGAGTTGATGTTCAGTGAGTTTGCGTCCGTTACTTTCAGAAGCGATAAAGGGAAATTGGAAGCGAGTTCGGGACACGATGACATTGTGATGTCAAATTTTTTATCCATACATACCCTTCGCGAAGAAAATGGATCAGGTAATAGTTTTAGTATAAACATGGTGTAAAATAAAATATAGGAAATGGGCAAACTGAATCCCGGCTTCATGGCGGAAATCTTTAAATTGATGTTTTCCGATGAAGTCATAATGCGTATAGCTTCGGAATATTTGAAATACGAATTGATTCCTAAAGAATGGGTAGGCTATAAATTCATTCTTAGGGAAGCGATCATACAATATACAGAAAAGAATAAGCTGCCTTCTATCGGTGTTATTTGTCAGAAATTATGTGACGAGGATGCCGTGCAGCTCGCTGCAAAGGAAATAAAGAAGGCGGCTTTGATAGACAGGGAAATTGCAATAGACCAATTGCAGTCTTTTGTCAAGGAAACAGAATTTGAACTTCTTTCAAGGAAAGTGCATGACTTGTACGAAGAAGGAAAGAAGGAGGAAGCAATACGTGTCAATGCCGAAGAATCCCAAAGGATATTGGAAATGTCGTTTCGTTCCAAATCAGGCGGTTTTCAGTCTGTTTTTGGGGGTTTTCATGAACGGATGGTAGAAAGACGTATGGAAGGAGATGCTGCCTCTGAAAAGCCCGTAAAAGTACCTTTTGGAGTGGACAGATTGGATGATGTTTCTTTTGGTGGTATGGAAATAGGAGATACATCTCTTTGGATTGCTCGAAGCGGAGTTGGTAAGAGCTCAATTCTTAAATGGCATGGGTATTCTGCTGCCATTAGAGGTGTTCCGGTTCTTCATATCCAGTTGGAAGGTGGAATTAAAGCCTGTATGCAAATATATGACCAGTTATGGTCTGCTCAATCCTATTCCGATATCAAATCTGGCAATATCAGTCCAAAGGACAGAAAGAAGATAGAACAGGCTATTAAAGAAGTAAAAGAGCTTAGTTCTGACATTGAAGTGTATGGATTCAAAAAGTTCGGACAGGCTTCTATGGGGGATGTCCGGCAGCTTTGTTATGACTATTTTAATACACATGGCAAGTTCCCCGGATTGGTAATACTCGATTCTCTGGATTTGGTAAAGACCGGTATATCCAAAAAGATAGATTCTGATCCTGATCACAAGAAAGAAAAACTACAGGCTTGTGCCCAGCTTTTGAAGAACTTGGCGGATGAAATAGGTGCTCCTATCATTACGGCCACACAGACAAGTGATGTCCCGTTTGAAGTATGGAACAACCCGGATAAGGTGATTGACCGTTCTTATACAGAAGGTGACAAAACGCTTGTAAAACCTTTTTCTTTTGTATTTACTTTGAATATGACAATAGAGGAAAAGGCAAACGCAACGGCTCGTATTTATGTCGACAAGCTCCGTGATTACAAGGAAAGCCAAGAAGTGATTACGATTGCTACCAATTACGACAAAAGACGTTTCTATCACAGGGGGCGAACGATGGAGATGTACAATCAAATTTCTGAAAGGAAAGAGACAAAGAAACAGGCACGTAAGAAAAAGACGGAAGCAGACAAAATGGAAAGTATTTAGGATCATGATTAGGATAGATGAAGAAGAAGTAAAGGCGGCGTTCGGACTTCGCATGTTCGGTTCGCAAGGGTGGCTCTCCAACAAGGACATGGATTGTCCCTACTGCGGAAAATCGAAGAAATGGGGTGTTCTTTTGAATCCTCACGGCGGTGTGTTTCACTGTTGGAAATGCGGTAGCAAAAAACCGTTGAAGGATTTTCTGGACAAGGTGGGGAGAAAAGACCTTATCCGAATGGAATACCAAAATTCATTAAGTGTAAAACTTACACCTTTGAAAGATGAAGAAGAAGAAAATGGTGAAAACGAAGAACTGCCGGAGGTAAAACTTCCCCTTCGTCTTGAAAGACTGAAATCCGATCCTTATTTAGACGAAAGAGGTTTTAGAGCATATCACTATGCACTTTTTGAACCCTCTGAAACCAAATCTATTTTAGAAAAGGATTTGAAAAATTACATCATCTTCAAAATGAAGATGGACGATAAGCTGGTAGGGTGGCTTGGCAGAAGCAGGTATTCCAAAGAGTGGCATAAAAGAGATTTGGAAAGGGCAAAGGAAACAGGTACTAAGCCGCATTTACGATACGAAAACAGTATAGGCACGAACTTTACAAAAATATTAGGTGGTTACAATGAGCTTTCTCCTACTGTAAAGGATGTGATAATAGTGGAAGGATTGTTTGACAAAGTAGGCATAGACAATCTTTTGAGACTTTGGGATTGCAGGGACTTGAAATGCGTGTTCACCTTCGGGAACAGTATAAGTAAAGAACAAATATCCTATTTAGAAAGAAAAGGGATAGAGAATGTGATTCTGATGTATGATGATGCAACTGTCGAGGAATCCAAAAGTGCAGGGTTGATGCTTGCAAAGTCATTTAATACCAAGATAGCTTATCTTTACAGACCCGGTATTGATCCCGGTGATATGGATATTGATTATCTGGAAGAAGTTTTGGATAACTTGTACGATCCTATCAATTTTTACGTGTCAAAAATCAAGAGAATGTGGTAGGTTATTCCTACTTTTGTTGAAAATCACAAAAATCATTAATCATGGACAGAAGCAGAGAATTATCAACAGATGAATATCTGAAGGTGCTCCAGTTGGAATACTTTACTCACAAGGTGAGAAGCCTTATTTTTGATAAACCGGAATTTATCAAGATGGCAAAGGACATTGCAGAGTTTAAAAAGGAACGGATTGAATTGTTAGCAAAGAAGCATTTTAAATGTTCCATTTTTCTTTCAGCAGAAGAATATTTTTCTTTTTATGAGAAGGAATTTCTGAACCCTACCGGCGTGCCTAATTTCCAATATCCCGCAAATGAACAGAAAAGAAACTCGCAGTGGTTTTGGGATATGATCTACTTGTTTGGAAAAGATCAGGTTGTTATTTTTGAGGACAACGAGTATCGGATTCTAAAGAACGATACGAAGAATCAGACCATTTGCATCAAAATGGGGAAAAAGAAAAAGGATGTAAAATATTCAGACGTAAAAATAAAGAGGCTTATCATGTGTTTTGATGGTAAGTTATTATAAATCAAATCAATAAAAATTTCGTGTTATGACTTTTAAAGAGTATGAAGCACACGCAGCTTCAACAGCTTGCTATGCAAAAGAAGTAGCTATTTCGTATGTAGTGATGGGACTTACCAATGAATTGGCAGAAGTTTTTGAAAAAGTGGATAACGCTGCCGAAGCAAAGGAAATCATGAAAGAGGTGGGAGATGTCCTTTGGTATGTTGCAATGACAAGACAGGAATTGCAATTGCCGCCGGTTGAGTTCCCCGAAGAATTACACAAATTGGATGATACGGATGTGTACAGATTAAGCCCTTCCTATTTACTCCAACAGGTAGGCATCATTAACGGGCAGGTGAAGAAATACTTCCGTGATGATGATTATAGCAAACCTTTCCCGGAAAAGAGAAAAGAACTTTGTCATACTGCATTGGAACAGATTCTTGTGGGATTGCAGAATCTTGTTACCTATATCGAGGGGAAAGAATCAAACCAGTCTTTGATTTCCATTGCAAAGCAGAATGTGGAAAAGCTGGCAAAGAGAAAGGCGGAAAACAAAATTCACGGTGATGGAGATAATCGGTAATGGTTAGAGCTGTAACTTTTTTGGGAGCTTCTTGTGTCGGAAAGACTTCTGTGTTTGAGCTTTTAAAGAAAGACAGATCGTTTGATCGGTTCGACAAAATAGATAGCATAACAAGACAGTTGGTAAAGGAAGGGAAGATAGAGCCTTCCTTTACTTCCGTCCAGAATCAAAAACTGATTTTTGACAAGTATGCGGAACTACTGAACACAGATTGCTATGTTTCCGATAGAGGCATAATAGATGTGCATACGTTTACAAAAACAATACCTGCTTCTATTCAAAGAGATGTAGAACTGAAAAGACAATTGGATTTTATAAACGTTAGTGAATATTTCCTTCCTGTTATCTTTTATTTTCCTATTTATTGGGAAGTAGAGAGTGATGGGGAAAGAATGGCGGACGCAGAAAGAAGAAAATGTTGGGATGCAGAAATAAGAAAGTTTTTGATGGAAAGAAGATTATCTTATGAAGTAGTACCAAATGACACTCCTTTTAATCGATTGAAGTTTATAAAAAGTGTACTTAGCACAAGAATGAACTTAGGTTAAAAACAGGGTTAAGGATTGTAAAAACATACAATGATTGCATACAAAAGTTGTATGTTTGCTTGTGAAAACGAAAAGAAGAAAACATGATGGATCGACTTTTAAATGAGTTGGAAGAATACCTTTCTTCCAATACCATACAATACTCTCTCGACAAAGAAAATTACACTGTTTTCTTTGAGGGAAAATCATACGAAGTTTTTGAACCTAACGAGGACGGATATTTCTTTTCAGAGGATTTTCGTTGGGACTGTGAGCGCACCGAAGAAGATGGTTACATCTTCCGCCTTGGCGGTGTATGGTACACATTGGATAAAGGAAAGGAAAACGAACCTAAGCTGAACCGGGTAAAGTGGAGGGGACAAAGTGAAATGGCAGGTCTTTCCACTAATTTTTTGGGAGTACATGGATCGTTTGAACTTTTGAATGGTACGGGATTGTACCCGGATTGGGTAAAGAAAGCCAAATTCTTAGGAATAGAAAGATTGGGGGTTGTTGAAAAAGCAACTTTGGCAGGCGCATTGAAATTTCAAAACGCTTGCAAAGCAGAAGGGATTGTCCCCGTGTTTGGATTGGAAGTCCCGGTAAAGGACGAAAAGAAGGATATCGTCTATACCTACAAAGTTTATGCAAAGAACGAAAAGGGCTGGCAGCATCTACTTGCATTAAATAAAGTTTTGAATTGTGGTGATAGTGGAAAGTTTGCTTCCCCAAAAGACATGTCGGAACACGTTTCAGATGTGTATATTGTGTTTGATCCGAAAACGATACAGTTTGAAGATGTTCCTATCCTTTTAAAAAGTAAACCTAATGTGTTCTGGCAAGCGGATACTGTGGAATACACAAAGAATGATAGGGACACTTCCTACTTGATGAACTTTGAAAGTTTTTACAAGTCCAAAATGAAACCTGTGGCTATTTGTGATGCTTATTACATTGAGCCAGAATACGCTATACTTCGAGAAGTTGTAAATAAGATTGATGGAAAAGTAAACTACAAATCCGGCAACCAGTATTTCAAAGATGAAGCGACTTACATGGAAGAGCTTCTTTCTTTATTTGGAGACAGCGAAAAGGGAGAGGAATTTTATATGATAGCAAGAAGCAATGCCGATATGATTGCGGAGAGTTGCAATTTTGAAATTCCTACTGACAGCCGGCATCTCCCCCGTTATGAAATGACAAAAGAAGAAAAGAAAAAATACACTTCCAATGAAGATATGTTTGATTCTTTGATTTATGAAGGGTTGGAGAACAAACCGGAACTTTTGGAAGATTACTCGGAAGATGTACTTGTAGAAAGAATCGAAAGAGAATCAGATGTAATCAAATACGGACAGGTTGTTGATTACTTTTTGATTTTGCGCGATATTGTCAATTGGTGCAAAAAGAATAATATCTTGTTAGGTGGTGGTCGTGGAAGTTCCAGTGGCTCTTTGATTTCTTATCTGTTTGGATTGGTAAATACAAACCCATTGCACTTTGGTTTGATTTTTGAAAGGTTTTTGAATAAAGGTAGGGTTTTATCCAGCCTTCCAGATATTGATACAGATGTGCCGGGAGAATACCGACCGGCAGTAAAACAATACATGGAAAATCGTTTTGGAGCTTCGCAAGTTTGTTCTGTAGGCACGTACACTACTTTACAGATAAAACAGGCTATAAATGATGTAGGAAAGATTTATGGAGCTTCAGTTCCTACTCTTAGGAGGCTTACTAAAATGATAGAAGATGTAAAGACGGAAGAAGATTTTTTGAAACTTGCTTGTAAGAGATCAGAAATAAATCAATTTCTGAATAAATATCCAGAAATGATGAATATTGTTTTCCTTCTTTTAGGTCAGCAAAAAGCAGCTTCTATTCATGCTTGCGCTATGATGATCTTTCCAAAAGAAAAGTCAATGTACGAATGGTGTCCGGTTAGAAAATCGGGTGATTTGATTATCAGTGAATGGGAAGGTGGAGAAATGGATGAAGCCGGTTTTTTGAAAGAAGATATTCTTGGTATTGAGCAATTGGATAAATTCACTGATATTCTGAATCTGATTGAAAAGAATACGGGTAGGAAAATCAATCTCTATTCAGATATTGAGTATGACGATCCAGAGGTTTACAGGTATTTTGCAAATGGTTGGCTTAGTGACATATTCCAGTTTTCGGCAAAGGGATTGTGTGCCTATACTCAAAAATTGAAGCCTAAAAACATGGATGATGTAGTGGCAGCACTTTCTTTGTTCCGTCCTGGGCCAATGGAAAATGGTTTTCACATGGACTACATTGCTTTGAAAAATGGAGAAAAAGAACCGGAATATCCTATTGGAGCGGAAGAAATTCTGAAAAATACTTATTCTGTGATGTGTGTTTCTTCTGAAATGGATGTAAAAACATCCAAAGGAGTAAAAAAAATAAAAGATATCTGTGTTGGTGAATATGTTCAAACCGAAGATGGTTCTTATCAAAAAGTTTTGGACAAATTTAATAATGGTACAAAAAACACTATTAAAATAGTGACTTCGTTTGGTGGAGAATTAAGGGTAACAGGCGATCATAAAGTTTTAACTTCTGATGGATGGAAAGAAGCATCTAATCTAAAGAAAGGGGACTTCATTAAGGCTTATTGGATGCAAGATCAAATTCCTGTTGAAGAAGAAAACGAAGATTCTTTAAAGAATTGGATGATAGGGTTCTTTATCGCAGAAGGAAGATGTAGCAGCACCCCTTATTTTACGGTTGGAAGTATAGAAGTGGTACAATTTTTAAAATCAGTGATCGAAAAAGTTTTACCTTCTTGTTTTATTAATGTAACAAAGCATGAAAGAATAACTGAAAACAATGTTCTTGCTTGCTCTTGGAGGGTATATGTAAAAGGAAACAAGGGAAAGGAAAATGGGTATTTTTCGTCCGGTTTTGTAAAAAACCCTTTAATAGCTTTATTGAAAGAAGAAGGTTTGTGGGGTAAAAATTGCTATAACAAAGAATTGCCAGCTTCCTGTACAATTGACACATTGAGCGGTATATTGGAAGGAGATGGAGGTTTATCAAGCTCTACTCTTAATATGTGTAACAATAAATTAGTAAGACAAATCTATTATAAACTTCAATCTTATGGTATTTATTGTCATATTTCCCACAGACAAGATGGATATCCTTGTTTGAATTGGAGTGATGTTCAAAACAAATTAAGATTTAGGTTTAAATCTCTTATTCATACGAATTGTTTGGGTAAAAGAGGTTTTCAAATCCCATCCAATCAATTTTTGAAAATACCAAAAGATAGGGTTGAAAATTATTGCAATTGGGAAAATTTGAATAAATCTTTGCGTCATACCAAAGCTATAAAAGCAGGAAATGTTTATAAAAATAACATTGAAGACCTTGTAAAACATTTGTTTTGGGGAAAGGTTTTGAATGTTAAAAATTATGGCGAAGAAGAAGTGTATGATTTGAAAGTAGAAAACAATCATAGTTTTGTGTGCGAAGGTTTGGTTGTTCATAACTGCTACCAAGAACAAATTATGAACATTTGCAATCAACTTGCTGACTTTGACTTAGTTACATGTGATAAAGTAAGAAAATCATTAGGTAAGAAAAAGTTAGATGTTTTACTTCCATTAAAAACTAAATTTATTGAAGGATATGTTGGTAAATTTGGAAGCAAAGGGGTAACAGAAAAGAATGCTGAAATTCTTTGGGAACAGATGGAGGAATTTGCTAAGTATTCGTTCAATAAGTGTGTGAGTTTCAGGACTTTAGTATATGTTGTTGGATTAGGGGAAATAACAGTTGAAAGATTGTTTCATGTTTTTTACAATCAAGAATGCAACTCTTTTATGGCAAAAAGTATGAAACAAAATGGTTCGTTGTATTTTTCCAAAATAAAAGACGTTAGGTATTCCGGCAACAGACCTGTATATGAAATTTCTCTTGTTGATGGGAAGAAGATAAGAACAACAGGAAACCATAAATTCCCTACAACAGAAGGGAAGGTATATGCAGAGTTTCTTATGGGAAAAACTTTGTTTGTTGCTAATGATAGCTCCAATGCGCAAATGGCAAATGTTATTTCTGTAAGATTTGTAGGCAATGAAGATGTGTATGACATTGAAATGGAAGATGAAAATCACAATTTTGTTGCAAATGGAATTGTAACCTGTAACAGCCATGCTGCTGCATACGCCATTAATGCTTACAATTCTTTATGGCTGAAAGTGCATTATCCTTTGGAATTTTGGTCGGTTGCTCTGTCCCGTGCAAGTGAAGATGACTTTCCTCAATACGTCAATGAAATGCAGCAGACAGAAGGGATCGAAATCAAACCTGTAAATATCAATAAGTCCGATATAAACATTGTAGCGGACAAAAAAGACAATAGCATCTATTGGGCGATCAATGCAACAAAACAAGTAGGAGAAAAGGCACAGAATCAGATTATGGAAGAACGCTCTAAAAATGGGGAGTATTTTTCTTTGGCTGAATTTATTGATCGTCATACATTCAAAGGATCGGCGGTGAACAAATCCGTTATTGAAAATCTTATTTATTCCGGTGCGTTCGATACGATGGATGAAACAAGGGAATTTTCCAATATCTTTTCTGCAAGGGAGTTCATGCTTGGAAAGTATCGGGAAAAGAATAAGATCAAAATCGACAAAGAGAAGGATGAATATTTTCTTGCTTTTGAAAAGAAAAAGATTGCAAAGGATTGGTGGTGGCTTTTACAACAAAAGAACAAGTCCGGTTTTGCTTTCTTTGACTACGAAGGATTGGTAAGGGAATACCTAAAACCAAAAGTTAGAAACGGGGTTTTTTACAATGTGGAAGATTTGCAAAACTATGACGGATCGACCTATGAAATGGTTATGGTAGGTGGTTATGTTTTGGAAGTGGAAGAAAGAGAAGGAAGGAAAGGGCGGTTTGCCAATCTTTTGCTTGAAAGCAATTACAAATTCCTTCGTGTGGTTATTTTCCCGGACGATTACGAGGAGAACGCAGACTTCTTTATATCTTCAAAGAAAAGCATCCTTCTTCTAAGTGGAAAGGCTAACTTTGACAAGTTTAAAGAAGAATATGTATTGCAAGTAAACAGTAACAGTAAATTTATAAAACTTGGAGTATGAAACTTGTAAGGAATATTGGAGATAAAGCAATAGTTTTGCTCTCCAATGATTTGAAAAACGAATTGGACATGGATGCGGTGACTTCCATAGACCATGCAAATTTGTATGGGGAAATCGCCACTTGTTCCGTCCTGTTGAACAAAGTAGGGCTTCTTAGAGCACAAGCAGAATCAGAGTATGAATCTGCAAAAGTGGAATTTAATGTCTATAAAGCACAACTTGCTACACAGATAAGACGTGAATCCATTGTAAATGGCGGAAAAGTTAAAGTGGAAGACATAGGACTTGTGAAACTTACGGAAAGCTCTTTGGACGATATTTTGACAATCAATCCAGAGCTACATGCCATGCAAAAGGATTTGGTCAAAAAGAAAAAGCATTTGGCAGAAATAGACAGTCTCTATTGGG